TCCGGCCCGAAAAATTCTCGACAGCGATTGGCTTGCCGATTTTTTGCGCTACTTTGGCGATGCCAGTCTCGAGCACCTGGGCCGGGTTCAATCTTGAAACAACTGTCGCCGGAGATAAGAGAACATCGATCGGCCGACCCGTCTCGTCTTTGATCATTTGGTCGTCTGGCACGATGTTCGAGACGACACCCTTGTCTCCGAATCGTCCACTATTACCAGACCAAACTGGCTTCCCATTGACCCGAACGTAGAGAGTATGATTCGGGAGGGTAATCCCATAAACAGGCTCGTCCGAAATGATAATCTCCTCTTTTTCTTTGTAAACTCTCTGTGCTTTGGGGTGCAAATTGACGTGAGGATTGCACCGAGCTTTGATCAAACGAATCGAATAGCGCAGCGACCACTTCTCGTTTGCAGGCTTTTGCGGAAACGAATTAGCCGAAAAGCCAGCGTGCAGAGCGAGTTGTTGGAAGTCGCCCGCCAGTTGTTTGGAGATTGTGGTATACCCAATACAACCGCTCACTGTCTTGTGCCCATCGCAGCCGATAAGTCCTTCCAGAATCCACTCCGCTGCGTCTTTCCCCCATTCGAAGACTTCACGAGGGATTCGTTTTTCGGCGGCGTGCCCCAGTGGCTTCAAAAATAAAGCAAGCTGTTTCGAATGAATACAGAGACGATCGTCCCGTTCGGTAAAGGGAATCCCACACTCATCGAGCGTCTTTTTAAGCCATGTATGTTGGTGCCCTGAAACGGAGTGAGTCTGATCGTTTCGAGTATGCAGATCCACACGATAAATTATCTCACCAGGACGATCCGTACGATCATGAATCGTTGTTGACCCATTGGCGATATAAGCCCCCAAGAATACGAGCCACGGACGCATCGGAATGGCTGAAAAACGGTCGGCGCATTTCTCCTGCATGCGGCATCCTTTGCCATTTACCGCGTAATCAATTGTCGGAAGGCTGTAAACAAGTGGAGTGCTTCTTCCCCAATCCCCATTTTTCCGATGTCGGCAGCATTTTCCAATCGCTTTCTCGGCTGGAATCAACTCGTATTTGTCGCTGTTTCGCATCTGAATAAGCAAATTGTGTTCGGAAGTTACACGCAGATCGACTTGTTGGGACTTCAAACAGTACAGCGTACCAGCTGAAGGGTATTGATGCAGCTCCTGGGGGTAGTGAAGTTCGATCTTCCCTTCTGTGGTAATCGTATAGCACTTATCCTCAAGCGTGACTTCAGCAACGGGCTTCCACCCCTGCTTGGTCAGAATCTCAGTATCCTCTGTGTAGCAAAGCTTACTTCCGACCACCATTGGCTCTTGCATTTTCAGAGTGATCCGAATCTTGTTTCCGTGCTTCATGACATCGATGACTTCGCCCTCATGATCTTTTTCCCAAGTCTCTGAAGCATCTCGATAGGGCTTTACCAGACTCTTGTGAAGTCGGCCTAGCATCTCGGCTTCAGGAGAGACCTGAGCTTTCTGTAAAGTCGAAATCAACAAATCGCCTTTACGCACCCGGGTACCGGGTTTTACGACTCCCTGATCATCCAAGTTTGCATACTGCTCGGCTGTGTACTTGTTGCCAAAGTACGACTGATGCTTGGTCCGATCGACCTCCATGTCGTTCAGAACGTCTGTGCCTAATTTGTACATGTGAAGGCTGGTCAGTTTTTTCGCTGCTCCCTCGGAGATGACGATCGCATCGTTAGAGTTCATCCCGCGGTAGGGCAAGTAGGCCGTAGTCAGATTTGTTCCAAGGGCGAGCGTGCCGTCTTTGATGAAGGGTGAGTCGGTCAGCAACTGGCCGTTCCGAACGGAATCCCCTGCCTTCACCAGCAACGGATTGTCCAAGTAGGTCTTCGAAGCCAAAGGAAAATTCTGATAATACGAGACCCTAGCGGAGTCCCCCGCGATCTTGACCAAGTCGCCTTCGAAGTAGCTCGTCTCTTCGTCCAGTTCGGCAAACTTCCCTGGGGAAGGTTTTATGTAGATATATCCGTCTTTTATGCTTTGAATCGTTCCAGCAAAGGGCGATCGGGGCGCAGCCCGGACAGCGATCTCCTCTTCCATTGTCTTGTACTTGGATCCAGAGTAGGACGCGACTTGAACAAGCGGGGCTTCCCGGTGGACCAGAGGCAGGGCCTGGGTCATCATCTTCGAAGCCATCATCTGACGATTGCCATCTACAGATTCCTGTAATGGGATCAAGTTCGTAGACGGGGAATACATAGCTTGAGTCACAGGGATAAAATAATCTACTCGGGAGGCAGGGACAGACCGAATCTGACTCTTTTCAATGACATCGACATTTCCGGTCTTATGTTGATTTGGGAAACCAACGATCGAATCGGCTGCCTCTTCGACCGGGACGAACTTGTTCCGACCGGTCTTCGCATCACGTAGTAAAGTATAGATATTTCCGTCCCTATCTCGAGCCGTGAACAGGGTCGTTCTCAGATCCACCCCGGCCTTCTGGGTGTCGGGAGTTCGTACCGGGTCGATGACGCCGATCTGCGACAAGTGAAGCCTACGGGCTTCAGCGGGGACTGCGTAGATGTCTCCGATGCCGCCCTCGCCAAAGAGCGTGACCTTCGCCGCCGAATCGATGATCTCGACCGGATTGATCTGCAAGGGCGCATCTTTCAGCGATGAGGTCGTCAGGAAAGTACGAATCCCCTTGGTGAAGGGAGCGGCCGGGAGGTCCTCGAGCTTGCCCGACCCGCGCTCGATTTTGTACATCAATTTACGTCGTAAATCACGAGCATCGAGCTTGATTCGCTCCGCAAAGAAGTCATCGACCGACTTCACCTGCTTGAAGGCCATTGATTCGCGCTCATCGAGATCCTCAGGGTTCTGATAAACTCGCAGGAGCTTACCCGAAGCATCAAGAAGAACGTCAGGGGTAACCTTGTCGTAAGCCTTACCCAAAGTTCTCTGATTGACCTTTGGATCCATCGATGTCCGATCATACTCGGCCCGGACTTTTTCGAGTTTTTCTTCAATGGTTCCGGCAGGAGCGGAATCGTACACCATCCGATTGTAGAGCCGCTCTAGATGCTTATCCCCCTTGCCCTGAAATTCTTCGCGGTTGATCCGCACAAGATCTGGGTTCCAAGCTTTGGCGATCTTCTCATCCGGTATTCCAAGTTTCTGTAGCACTGAGTAGAGTGGAATCTTCGTGGTCCCGTACTCCATGTTGAACAGACCCTTCTCCTGATCCATGGAGATCCGAAAATTATCACCCTTGGCTAGATTGAAAGAAGCTTCCAGAACTTCGTTCTTTCTCTTTCGCGTATAGACCCCAGGCTTGACTCTCAGTTGATTGTTCACTGTATAGGGAATACCGTTGATCACGAACGAATGCATCGGCGTGAGATACGGGATCTGTGCTAACGTCGTTCGCTCGCGAGTATCAACTACTTTCCCAGTCTCCGTATCTTTCAAAATCAGCGTGCCTCTCACTGGTTCTGAAATCGTTCGAGCTTGGAGCAACGCACGCTTATGGTCATCAGGACTAAGTTCGATAGGATCGACCTTGATGTCCTTGGCCTCCAGCGTGTAGTGGGACCCCTTGAAGGGGAAAACTTCCTGAAGCGCCTGCGTAACTTTATCGCGGATTTCTTCCCGCTTGTTCTCCGCAGTCGTGAACAGCATCCGGATGTCTTTTTTCGGCTCAGTCATGGCCGAATTATAGGCCATCGGGTGGTCGCTTGGAAAGTTCCATCTTTTCAAAAAATTAGCGATTATCTGGTATAAGCTAATGAATCTGAAAAGACTCATCTGGAAAGAAAGTGACTCGCAAGAGACACAGACTAGAAAGAAGAGACTGGACGGATTCGATTTTCTTTTTTTCAAGACAAGGGGTTCTAATGAATGAGCAGACTATTTTTCGCTACATTTATACAGGAGCCACAGTGCTCTGCATTTCCACCTTTCTGTTCGCATTCATCGATGCAATCTATGCCGATGGGAGCGCACTTATCGCCGTCGCCACTGGAGCCATGATGATAGCCATCTTGATTCCCAAATTTACCAAAAGAAAGGAGCTGAACAGATACTATGTCAACGATTTCGCCCAAAAACCAAAAACGTCACGTAGTCTATCGGTTCATAGTAGCGAACAGTTTGTACGACAGGGAGGTGGAATTAGGAGAAGAACAGATTCGCGAAGAGTTCAAAAAAAGTAAAGAGATCTTCACGGATATTAGCCGTGAAGGTCCTGCTTGGGCTGAAGAGATCTTCACGGATATTAGCCGTGAAGGTCCTGCTTGGGCTGCTATGACCATTGCTTACAAAATCTACAAATCCGGTTACGATAAAGAAGATGACTGGCCCATGATTCTTCTCGCCATGGATCCCCTGGGCACGATATACCGAATTGACGCCGAGATGGAGCTTCGTCCCGAGATCACCGAGGCCAAACCGACCAAGCTCTTTGAAGCCAACGTCGATGACAAGACGTTACCCATGTTTCCAAATTTTGCGGAAGAAAACGCCGCTCACCTCAAATAGTACCCAGAAAATCCCCTCAAAATCGGGTAAAAGAATATGCAGTAATCATAGTCCTAGTTGTATCTCAAAAATCTTTTACAGCAGCACAACGGAGGACGAAGTCGTGTGTGAAATTTGCGAATGGGACCTACCTGATGACGAAGACGACGAGACCAGCAACCAAGACGAGGGGGACGACAACGACAATGACGACTAACTGCTACTGAACAAATGCGCCCCAGGGATCACATTATGTGATTCCTGGGGTTCATATATTTTTTCATTGGAGGGCCCATGAGCGCATATTATCGCTGTGCTGTTACTGTTGAAGGGATTCAAGAAGAAAAAATCCTCCCTATCGCTAACGCCATCAAAGCTTTTTGGGGTTGTTTTGACGGATCTGATATCGATTTATCTCATGGAAAATCAGGGAATATGATTCAAGCCACAGGCGAAGGGAACATAAGTGACCCCATCGCTATCTTCTCTCAGAATCTCGCCATCGCCGTTTGGAAAGCCAATCAAGACAAGTGCGAAGTGACCGTGGACACGGTCTACATGGAAGAGTTGCCCACCGACTCGTTTCATTTCGATGAATCCGCGTACATCAAGATCATGGCGAAGGTATAGGATTCTTGGCGACCCCAGGCCGCTCTTCAGGTATCAAATACTTCAAAAAGCAGATCAGCGTGCTACCGTCCTTGGACCAGTTACGCTCCTCAATAGCGATAATCCACCCTTTCTGCAGCGAGTTGTTCATGATGAGCTCGTACGCATCGAGATCATCTTGTTTGTTCAACGTGAACACCGCCGCGCAGCATCGATACTTGCCAACCGTAAAAAGGTTTCGGCTGGTCTTTTTATCGACGTAATCTTGGACCTCTTGATCCGAGACGTAGGACAAATTATCTGCTGGATGAACCGGCGGAACATCCCGAGAGGACGCTGACCCGAATCGACTCGCAACATCAGCGAACGAATTGTCAAAAGGAATTTCTGGACCACCAGCGGGTTTGATATCCACGTTACATGCCTCCTGTCATGGGGGTCCCACCAGAAGGCATGCCACCTGGCATCCCAGCGGGCATCCCTGGCATTCCACCCATTCCGCCTTGAGCCATCTGCTGATTCATCTGCTCCCGAATTGATGCTCGCTGCTGTGTCTGGACTTCCTCCCAGCGCTGAACGACTACAGAGTACATGACCATGTCTTCCATCTGCAGAGAGTGCATCAAGCTTCTTCGTGAGCTATCATCCATGGTCATCATCTGCTGCACAATGGTATCAGCTTGAGCGATGATCGCTTGTTGATCGTAGCCCTGCGGTTGATTCGCCTGCACAGCGCTCTGAGCCTGAGTGGAAAGACTCTGCTGCATCTTCTGAATTTCCTGCTGAAGTTCGAACTGAAACCTCTGCTCGTCCAAGGTCTCTTGCTTTCGGAGACTCCGTTCGTCTTTGATGTCCCGACCGAGCAAATTGGCAGTTGAAGTGTTTGAGATAAGTGTTCCCCCAGACGCCTGATTGGCCTGGAAGAGGATCGCTTTCTGCTGGACATCATCGACCAACTTGAACGGCTCGAGCTCAATTTTGGTCTTCTTCCAACCCAGAAACTCGGCACACTTATCGTCGATCCACTGAGCCTGAGCGATCAGCTGGGTCGTATAGTTCAAGAGTTGATTTTCGAGCATTCTCAGGGTTACCCCGGATCCTGTCGCTGACAACCCACCATAGAGAAACTCCCGAGGAATCCCCAAAGACGCGATAATCGAGTTTTCAGCCTCGACGATCTCTCCTGTCACCATAAGCGCGCGACCCTGACCACCCAACATCGTCACCCCCAGAGGTATTGGTGAGAACATCAAATGGAGAGGGTCACGACGCCACGCCTGCAAATTCATCTTGGTTTCGTTGATCCAGTTGTTCAACGAGATCGTAATCGTTGGGTCCCCAGCAGCAGTTGCCTGGGCCGGATGCAGAACCCGAAACGGGGTCAGGTACTCAAGGGCGATAGCTTCGTTCGCCTTGCGCAGCGAGCTGACGTACATGAACTGCTTGAGTGTTGAGAGTAGTGGCGGGAATCCCCAATCGTTATCCACTCCAGCTGGTCCCTCGGCTCGCATGAAGAAAATCTTGCCTTTGGCAAACTTGAACAGTTTGTCCTGAGCGATAGTCTTCAAAAAAGCCATTGGCATCGTCGCCAACATATGGGAGTTACCGTCTTTGATCTGCTGCTTGATAACGCTGGGGATCTCGTAATAGAACTCTTGCTCTCCCGTAATTGGATTGCCATCGATTTCGATGCATTTAGGATCCCAACGAATGACGTGGATATCCCGCGGAGAGGGCATGCGCAACTTAACGTCCTCGACCTCCGCTTTCACACTCTTGTCGCATCGTTCACAGTGGAAAGTGAACTGCGGCTCCTTCATATGAATTCGAAACTTGAATTCTACATACCGCAGGTTGTACTTCGTTTTGCAGTCCGGGCACACCAGAAAGCGTCGAAATGGAAAGTACATGGAAATGAACGAATTTCCGTAAACATGCCGATCGATACCCGTTTGAATCAGAATGGTTTTGAGCTTCAGAACTTTGTCGTTGAGACGCTTGTACTTGTTCTTCAAAACTTCGCTATCGGTCTCGTAGACAAAGTCCGTAATCGGGTATATTGCAAATTTGCTGAGAGCGGCAAAGACTTGAGGGCAGTTGAAGTAGAGGTACTCGCAATAATGAAACAGCGACTTCAATCGGCGTGGAACAAACGTGGTGAGGTAATCAAACAGCGGATTGGGATGCTGAACACCTCGAGTCACAAAGTCGATTTCGGTGCTGATCATATTGGTCATAAGCAGTAGCTCCTTGAAAATTTTTCCGAGACTTAGGTAACTTTAGGCCAACTTTCAGAAAAATAAAAGGAAAAGGATCCCGTCATGCCGACAACTACTTGTAACCTATTCTGGATCAAGAAGACACCTGCCTTCCTCGTCCAGAGTCCAAGCCACGAGTATAAACGCGTGCTTGGTGCCATACGTCCCAAGACCATGGCCTGCTGGCTGTTTCCAGCCTACTACCCCTATACCCGTCAGGTCGCCAACGATCTGATGATCGTCGAACCGACTTTGCAATTTTCGAATGAAGCAACTGCGTTCATCAAGAATCAAGATCGACTCTATGACAAGATGCCGACCTTCGAGATCGATCTCGATCCCAGCTTTACCTACGTGACAGTCCCTTACCAGCACCAGGAAGAAGCAACAAAGTTCATCACCCAGGTGCTCAGAACGGCGGTGTTCTATGACATGGGACTGGGAAAGACAAAAGCTGTCATTGATGCCATACGCTACACCCACGAACGTACCCTCATCCTCACCCCCTCCGTCGGAATCTACAACTGGGCCCAAGAAATTATTCGTCATGCCGGGGTGGGGGCCTTTCTTTTCGAAGCTTTGGTTGGGGATCGAAAAGCGAAGCTTCGGACTCTCTCCCATGCCGAAGCGCTCGATATTCTCATCGTCAATTATGACACTGCCAAGCTCTACCATGAACTGATCCGAGCAAGTTTCGACTACGATTATATCGTTGCCGACGAGTCACACTACTTACGGACCCACAACTCGACCCGGACCAAAGCGGCTATTGCACTGGCTACGAAGGCTTCTCGGCGGACATTACTAAGCGGCACCCCATCACTGGGCGACCCGCGACACCTCTGGGGGCAACTGACCTTCCTGGGGAACCACATCGCGGGACTCGATTTCTGGAATTTTCAAAAACGATTCTGCGTGATCACTGATAAAGAGATCCGCGATCCAAAAAAGCCCCGTGTACCAGGGCAGGCCCCAGAGAAAAAGAAGATTCATCTGGTCGTTGGCTATCGAAACTTGGACATCCTGAAATGGAAAACTGATCCTATTTCTCTGCGAAAAAAGAAAGAAGAGTGTCTTGATCTCCCACCCCGAACGATCGTAGACGTGGAGTTTGACCTTACCGCTGAACAGAAGAAAGTCTACAACGAATTGGTCAAAAACATGCACACGGTCGTTTCTCAGCATCCCGTCACTGCCGCTTCCGGCGGCGTCCTAATCCAAAAATTGCTGCAAGTGTTATCTGGCTTTGTGATTCATGGTATTCCGAAAGAGATCTGCGACTACTGCCAGCACCTTCCCAATTGCGTCCAGAGCTCTACCACCCCCCTAACGGGGGGCTGTAGAATTTACCCGGTAAATACTCTAGGGTCGAAGGCCCACTTCAAGGACGGGGGCAAAGCGGAAGCTCTGTCCGAACTTCTAGATGGTATTCTTGCAGAAGACAGCAATAAAATCATCGTTTGGGCTCATTTCCTAGAAGAACTGAATCTGGTTGAAGCGATGCTCAAAGAAAAAGGGATCGAATATATCCGTGTCGATGGATCGAATAGTCAGCGGGCACCTTCACTCGCTGATCGCTTCAATACTGAACCCCAACTTCGTGTCTGGCTTGCCCAGATCTCGACCGGAGTGGCCCTCACCCTCACCGGGGCCTCGTACATGATCTATTACGGATTGAACTACGACCTGGGGAGTTATCTCCAATCTTTGGACAGAAACTACCGTATCGGCCAAGACAAGCCAGTAACTGTCTACCGACTGACCCGCCGAGGGTCGGTTCTGGACTTTCTGTACCAGTCGTTAGAGAAGAAAGAAGAGGTCGCCACAACCCTCGCCGACAAATTGGCCTGTATTACTTGTCCTCAGATGATAGCCTGCATGGCGCAAGGGGTTCAAATTTACCAGAAAGGGTGTAAGTTCAAAGCGAGAATCGATCGGATCGTAACGGTCCCAAAACCCATCTAAAAGGTGGTAAAAGAGAGTGAATTTCAACAGGGAGGATTTTCATGGACGTCAAGATCGAAGTACAATGGCACAGAGCCGAAATCGAGGAATTGCTCGAACGAGACTTGAATGAGAGAGGCTTCGCTCCGTTTATCCAGCCTGGCGAGGAAGAAGCCTTCTTCAGTTGGAAGGATTCACAGTTCGACGGAGCATCTTTACCTATGGTTCGCGTTGTCACCCTGGCTCAAATCGCTCCAAGAGCCTCCATCCCACCCGGAACGCTCGTCGTCCACCCTCCCGTGGCCGTTGCACCGCCGCCACCTTCCAATCCTCAACCCCGAAAGACCCTCTCCCAGGGAGAGATCGACGAGCTGGCCAAGTTGCTCCCTCACCCCGAGTATGCCAACCAGATCCTGAGCACCAAAACTGTCATCCGCGAGATGATGCCTGGAGAATCCCTAAAAAGACCAAACTGAAAGGAGACCGGATGATCGAACCCGAACCGTTCTTCGAGGACGGAGACATCCCGAAGAGCGCCTTGCTTCCCTCGGGGTACCTCAGCGCATCCCAGATCAAAACGTACCTGCGCTGCCAGATGCAATACTTCTGGCGCTATGTGCAGGGAATCATCAAGCCACCCAGGGCCTCAATGGCCGAAGGATCAGTATTGCACCGCTCGATAGAACGCGCGCTCCGAGAGAAGATGACCGGTCAGCACGTCTATCTAGATCTCTTGAAAGACACTTGGCGCCAGACCTGGACCGAGAAGGAGAAAGAGGTCGAAGACTGGGAGGAGTCCGACAAGACTGTCTATTGCCAGGATGCCGAGAAACGAGGAATGAAATTTCTGGAAATATATCATGAACATTTCCTCCCCAGCGTTCAGCCCAAGAGCGTCGAACAGGACTTCCAGGTGCTCGTCGGCCCATCCAAGATTCCAATCATTGGCTTCATTGACCTGGTCGATGGTGCAGGCAGCGGAACGGTCGTTGATCACAAAGTGGTCAGCATGACCAAGCCCGAGGCCGAGGTCAAAGGAGATCTACAGCTCACCGTCTACGCCAAAGCCACTGGGCTCACCAACGTTCGCTTCGATTGTTTCGTGAAGACCAAGTCCCCAAAGATTGTCAAGCTCTCTGCTACACGAGACCATCGCGACCAGGTCTGGCTCGACCTCCTCGTCGAACGGGTCGTCCAGGGGATTCACTCCGGGAACTTCATTCCGTGCGCGCCTGGGAGCTGGTCCTGCACCGAAAAGCAATGCGGATACTTCGATATCTGTAGGAAATAAAACAACTATTCAGGAGAACAACATGTCTACCCTCATTCCAGGAATCGAATCCGAATTCGCCATGATTGCCGACATCTACGATGTTTCGTCAAAGTTGCTGGGAGAGGCCCTTCAGATGGGTAAGAAACCAACCAAGACTGGGGCCACTAGAATCAGAAAGCTCTTGAATGCTGCAGGGCGAAATGTCAAACTTGCGCGAAAGGACTTTCGGGAGTACACCATGGAAAAGTTCGGCGTAAAAGAAGACCCTGAAAAAGTTACCCAGGCCACCCAAAGCGGCCTATGCCCCAAATGCCAAGAGCCGTTAGATGCTGATCAGATGAAAGCTGGGCGCGTCTATGTCTGCTACCATTGCGGCAGCAAACCATTCGAGCCCGAGGAGGATCTTGATGCCGAAACCGGCAATGCCCCCCAAAGTTAAAGAAAAAATGCAGATCTCCCGCGTCCAGAAAGTTCAGCGTGACATCGTCAATCGATACGATCGAATCGTGAATCTCTGGATATCCTTTCACAATTCCGGAAAATATGTCGATGAGTTTTCTCGAGAGTTTTACCATGCTGTTGGTCGCATCTTGCAAGGCGCTCAATTAACCCCAGAAGACCTGACCATCGAGCTGCACGAAGTCGTCAATAACCAAGCATTCATTACCAACGGAGGCCACAAACGTGACAAAGAAATCCAACAAGCCACAAGAGAAGTTCGCGGGTCATAAGTTTCTCATCGCTGTCGATGACATCTGGGAAGAGGGGAATCTTCGGGATCCCGGATGGGAAAAATCGGTCAATGAGCTGAAGACCTCGATTCAGGAGAAGGGCTTGCTGCAACCCATCGGGTTGCTGCAAAAAGCAAAAGACAAGCAATGCTTTAAGGTCATCTTCGGACATCGCCGTCTCGCCGCCGTTCGCGCGCTCGGGCAGAAGCAGATTCCCGCGCAGGTCTACGCCAAGCTCGGCGAACAGGAAGAATTTGCCATCCGACTGACCGAGAACGCGGAGCGTCTGAACCTAGAGCCCATGGAAGAGGCAAGGGCATACGCCCAAGCAATCGAAAAGAAGGTCTTCACGGTGAATGAGCTCGCTCGAGCGATTCATAGGACCGCCGGTTACATCTCGCAGCGAATCGGACTGCTCAAGCTCACCGACGTAGTAAAAGACTCGCTGGAAGCCGGGCGTATCACCGCGACCCACGCTCGAGAGTTGTGCCGCATCACTGATGAAAAAACCCAGAAGAAGCTCCTCGGGAAAGCTGAGAAGATGGGCATCGAAGCCTTTCGCGAACTAGTCGCCAACGTCGGCGAGGGGAAGATCAAAAACTCCAAGAAGGGCCGTCCAAGAAAGACCAAGGACATCAAAGACGTCATGAAACCCCGCGACTGGGAAGACGTCAACAACACTCTCTCCGAACTCAATCGGCGCCAGATACAGGCCAAACAACGCGAGGAGCGAATGAAGTCTGAGTACCTGAAGGGCCTGATGCGCGGGATCACCTGGGCTCTTCAACTCGGTGGGGCCGAGCAATTACTCGAACTGGAAGAAGTCTCACATGCACCTGGGAAGGTCAAGGTCATCGAAGAACCGTTCCTGGATACCGAAACTGCTCCTGAGCAGTCCCTCACCGATACAGCCACGACTCACTGACAAGAAGACGTGAACTCATTGCAATGACTAAGCTTCCCGCGAACGCGGATCATCGCTTGGACCTTGATCTGACGAACACGCTCAGAGCTCATGTTGATGATTGAACCTATCTGACGAAGAGACATCGAGGGTGTAATCAGACCGTAGTAGCTCAGGAGAACAAATCGTTCTCTGTGGGGTAATCGAAGAACTTGTTCTTTGAACATCTCGCGCGTTCGTGACGCGTCAATGTCCCCACCAAAGTTTCCAGCCACCGATAGATGGGGGTCGTACGTTTCCTCAGCTACCGTGAATTGTGGATTGCCATCCGAACGAAGCAGTCTCCTGAGTTGCACATCAGAGAGTTGGGCACAACCGCGCAGATCGGCTTCTTCTGCCTTGCGCCCTTCTCTCTGGTATATTTTCTCTTTTTCACGACCAATCTTGGCCAATGCTTTTTTCCGCCATTTGGGGAGCGGGATGAGATTCGAACTCGCTTCTTCACGAATGAACAGATGAATCCAGTAGGTAGCATAGGAGAGGAAACGCGTATTATAGCTAGGGTCGTAACGGTCAAGCGCATGGAGAATGCCAATATTTCCTGACGAGATCAAATCCTTGAAGATCTCAGAGTCCCGCGAATAGCGGGCAGCGATTTTAACTACCGTACGTAAGCAATTGTGAACAAGGTGATCCCGTGCAACGAAGTCTTTCTTTCGCTGGTAGCGATAAAAAAGTTCGCGCTCTTCGTGTGGGGAAAGCTGCTTAGTATTAGAAACCTCTTTGTAATATTGGCTAAAAGTACGGTCCATGCGTGAACCAAGCACCAGTCGGTTTGATTGTGGTGATACGCAATCAGCTTATCGACAGAAAAGGAGGTGAGCAAGAAAATTCAGCACTTAGAATTTTGTTCACAACGTGCTGAAAACACATGTAAAACTTTTGTCAAATTTGCTTGATTCGGGACGGGTGGATGACCTAGGATTCAGAACCTAACACTTCTTCTTCAAGGAGACCCATATGACTACTGAGATGCAAAAAGTAGCGCCTTCCGAGAAACTTGGCCTCGAACAACTTTCCGCCGCTGTTCCTGAGAAGTATCGAGAGAACGTGACTGGTCTCTTCAATCTTTTCAACCCTGCCGAGAGCAAGCTAGAATTGGGGGACATCGACACGTCCCGGTATGTTTACCGGCCACCGATGATTCGGATCAAACAAGCGATGTCCCGCACCAATCTCCCCGCCAAGAACGGAGACCTCTATTCTCCAGACACTGGTGAGATCTATCAAAGACCGATGCTACTCATCCCGATCTTCACCTGGGAAAACCGAATGAAGTTCGGTGAAATGGGCGAGAAGGAGATCTGCATCTCCGAAGACAAGGAGCACAGCACCGCCGGACTGATCTGTTCTCAGTGCCCAGATCGCCCCTGGAAGGACAAGCAGCGCCAAGACTGCAACGACTTCTTGAACTTCTTCTTCATCACCCTCGACTTCGCCAAGATGTACAAGGTATCCTTCAGTGGCGGCAGCGCCAAAGCTGGCCGGAACATCATCAGCCAGTGCATGAGCGCCGCACAAAACCTCTGGACCCGGGTTTACTCCCTCGACACCGAAGAGATCAAAGGGCCCAAAGGACCGTACCACGCAGCAGTCACAACGTTCGTCGAGGCATCGCCCAAGGAACTGCAGTTCGCTGGGGCCGAACTGAACAAAGCGCTCAAACAAATGCGCATGGCCGTAAAAGCCGACTTGGCCACCAAGCTCGCCGAGAACGCTGCAGTGATTGCCACGGCTGTAGGGACCAATGAGGCCCCCGGCAAAAACATGGCGGACTTCGCTAACCTGTAGTCAAACGACAAGCAATGCCCGGGACGGTACCCTATCCTGGGCATTGCTTTCTTCCGTCATCGCGGAGGCCCAACGAATGCAACTCTCAGATGCAGCTCGTACTCTGAAACCTTGGTCGATGAGCAAAGCCGCGCTAGCCAGAAATTGCCCTTTTAGTTTTCAACTGAAGTACCTGAAGCGCATTCGCGAAATCGCACCCCCACGAAGTCCGGGCTCTCGAATCGGAAAAGCTGTTCATCGTATGCTCGAATCTTTTCTACAAGGGATTCCCGAAGGGGCGCTCCAACAAACTCTATTGGGTATCTCCATGAGAGAAAAGCTAACCAGTGTAGAAACAGAAGAAGCTATGAGCTATCTTCACAACATTCGTATGTTTACCGAAAAGGTTCAGGCCTACAAACAAAAGCATTCGATCTCCGAGGAATTTATCGAGCATAAATTCAGCTTCACCGACGACCTTCAGGCTGCACCGTACAACGACAAGAGTGAACTGTTCAAAGGCATCTGGGACTTAGCATTCAAAACCCCCGACAACTATGTGATCATTATCGACCACAAAAGCGGTGAGAAACTAGACCTGCCCCAAGTTCAAGAAAAATACGGACACCAGCACAAGCTCTACGCCGTGGGCGCTATGACAAAATTCCCCGATCTCTCCGGGGTCCAAATGGCCTTCAACTTCATTCAAAAAGACCATATTGTCTGGCTCCCCATGATATCCCGCGTGACAATTGAAAACGACCTCGTCCCCTGGTTCGTCAGCTACCTCAATGGTAGCGCTGAACAGGCTCAGACTGACCGAGCGATCAAAAGTTGGCTGTGCTCGTTCTGTGGCTACATGCCCGCCTGTCCGCTCAACATGCAGCATCCCGTAACGAAAGGAGAGGATCAATCGTGAGCTCCAAAGCCAACAAGAAAACCGCGCCACTCAGTCGCGAATTTCTGAAAGGGCTCTGGACGAAGATCAGTGTAGATGATTGGTTTAGTGTAGCCTGCGAGTTCAAGCCAGACGGAAAATGGAAAAAGTCGGGAGGTACCATCCGAGGGTCGTGCCTAGAGCATCAAGAGAGCACCCCGTCGATGGACATCCTGATCGAAAAGGGGTTCGTTTACTGCCATGGGTGCGGTTATCGTGAATGGAACCCATTGGACTTTTACCGGAAGCTGTCCGGGTACACCACACTAAATGTCATCGGTGATCTGAGCCAGCGCTTCAACATCAAATTCCCCGGAAAAACAGCAGAGAAGCTCCAGATGGCCAAGGAGCACAATGAGATGAAGATGGCCTTTTTCCGGGCCTGTAACAATGAATTCCGCGAGCAATTGATCAAGACCGAACCTTACGCCGAAGCAGCCATCAATTGGTTACGCACACGCAGTCTAGATTTCTCTACCTCGCAACTCTGGCCCATCGGCATCGTTCCACCTGTGGCCAAGCTGAAATCGTTTCTCGAGACCTCCCGAATTTCGCAGTTTTACCAGCCAATTCTGGCCCATGTGTACCTGGCCAATGCGTTGCACACTATCGGCCATATCGCCATGTTCCCCTTCAGTTCCCCATCTACGATCAGTTACATCAAAACTCGCGAGCCTTTCTCCAAGAATTTTCGGTTGATCTCGGACGAATTCGTCGACACTTACGAAGGCGTATTCTGCCTGAACACTTTCGTCCATTTACTTGGTAATCTACAGGACAACCCGGTTTACGTGTTCGAAGGCGAGTTCGATGCACTATCGATCCTCTCCCACAGCCGCGCCGCGGGACATGACGATCTGTGCGTTATCTCAACTGGAGGGAATCATGAAGTCAATCTACAGTTCTTGGCTGACTTCGGAATCTCGAACCTGCACATCGTCCCTGATAATGACGGAGGCGGAATTGGATGGGCGCAGCACATTCTGAAGAGCAGCGCAGACCTGATAAAGAAAGTCATGGTCTGGCCCTTCGATGCTCCGTCCCGCATCGACCCAGAAGAGGCGGTTGGGAAATTCGGTTTCGAAGTATTCTGGAAGATGGTGCAGGACAACCTCGCGGCCAAGTCCGACTGGGCCTATGAGATCCTAGCCCCAAGGCTCGCCGACACGGATGACCTCACTCAGATCAACCAGATCACCAACATCTCCAAATGCCTCTTTGATGCGGACCGAGTGGCCCTGCACCAAAGAATCGAAAAAGAACTTGGGATCAAAACTGACCTCATCCCCGCCGCGCTACTTGACGATCTAGACGAGTCCTCCATCGCATCCTTTGTCATCAAGATCGCTCACGACCTACAACGGCGCTTCTCGCCCCTTTACTACGAAGACACCAACGGAGCGAGATCCCACATCATGTACGACCCGGCAACCCGAAGCTTGGTCAACCTTCCCGTAGGAAAGCAGTCCGACCGGTGCCGGTTGGAATTGCAAACTGCGATCAGCATGACTCTTCAAGAATATTGCAAGAAGATTGGCGAGCCTCTGGAAGTGGAGAGCAAATTCACCAAAAACGGAGATCTCTATCCGAAGCCATTCGAAGCCGCGACCAAGCTGCGGAACCTGTGCCTGCAGCAAGCTGTTGAGATTGTAAATATGAATACAGCTCCCCGAGGTGCCATCAAGGAGCTGACCAGCGGTATGCATCTTATCGACGATGTGACTTACATATCAAATGGGAAAACCTTGATCAAGGGAGAAATTACCGACGGAGAGATCATTTTTTCTGACGTTGAAACCCCCAAGCTCACCGCCAGGGAAGGACAACTGCTCTTTATTCCAGGAACAGCGCCTTGGAGCGAATTCATTCACACCCCAGGGGACCTCTACGAAGGAAAAGGCTTTGATGCCAAAGAGGTATTCGAGACGATCGTGGACCTACTCAATGGTTGGCAACTTGAGGAAAAGGAGAACGGACTATCCCAGAAGATCCTGGCCGCCGACGTCCTTTACACTCCGATCGCCAGTGCCTTCCCAACAATGACCGCACTGCGTTTGAAAGGTCCTTCCCACTCCGGAAAATCTGCTCTGATGTCCTTCATGTACCGCTCCCGGGACCCCGACGGATACTATCTGTGCGAAGCAGCGAACTACATCGATAGCTATTCCTGGGCCGGGATCCGTGGTCTAATCAATGGATCTACACTGCGTCTGTGCCTAGACGAGTTCGAACAGTCGAACCGCCCAGGCCTGACCAAGCAGAGCGAAGCGGTCAACTCCATCCTGAACAACATCCGCAACACCTCTAAGGGTGCAGTGGTCATGATGGGCAACTCGGACATGAGCTCCCACGCTTTCAGCTTGCGTTGCCCGGTCTTCGTCGCTGGGATCCACTCAATGAACGAATACCGAGACCTTTCCCGATTCGTGCCCATCGAGACCATGCGTATCGACAACTTCTACTCACCGATCTCCAAGATACGCGCGAAGTTCAATCCAGAGCAGATGCGCGATCTACGTAAAAAAATTACTCTCTGCCTTTTCCACCGCATCCCTGAAATCCGAGAAACTTGTAAGACGATTATCCATGAACTGAGCAAATTTGGTCTGATGGACCGACTAATCGAGCTCTTGGCCCCAGCCGCTTGCATCATGAAGATTGTCGGGGTCCCAGATTATCTCGAAGTCATAGAGAAGTTCGCTCGACTAAAAACCATACAGATCGCCAACATGGTCGACGATGACGATGCAACCCCATTACTCAAAAGCATCCTGTGGACTCCTTTCCCCGCTATGATGGTTTCTACAAACTATCCGAAATCGATTATCAAACTCGAGGAAGTCCTCCAGGACCCTACTGCCTTCGATCTTCCAACTATTGGCGTTCATCTTCTCGATGACAAGCATCTGCTAATCCGCTGGGTAGAACTCTCCAACACCGTACTTGCCAACTCGAAAAATTTCAAATTCCGCACCCCTCAGCGCCTGCGTAGCACTGTCGCCAATAGCAAGTACGACATTTCGAAGACCTCACTCCCCTCCCCCCTCCAGACCAAAGTCAACGATCTACTCCGTTCTGGAGCAAACGAGTACGACTATTCCATCATCGATCTGCAAGTACTAGGAATGATCATTCCAAATTTGCACGCCTCAATGACTGCCCCCGTGCAACTGATTTCAGAAAGCGATTGCCTCCACAAATTTGGCGACATATAACTTGCAAAGGAGTCTCGCATGGGAATGCACACCTATACACCCGAGATGAAAACAGACCTCTGCAAAGGGTGTCCATCATACCGAGAAGTTTGCGCGAATATTGGCACAGGCGGTCCGAAATCGGCCCACTTGGTGATAATCCCCTTCATGCCTACACACCACGCAATCATCGGATCCGGATCTTTCTTGGATCTAGATAAGAGCATGATCTCTCGCGTCGTCCGTGAAGTTCAAAAAAAGAGATACAAGGACCTCAAAGTCTACTACTCCTACTCCGTTCGAACAATTTCAAAGCCTACTGCCGACCATAAGAAGCACTGCGCCGTTCTTCTCAAAAAGGAACTCGCTGAGATTGACCCAGCTGGCCCGATGGACCTACCAGTATTTATCACTACGGGCTCCGAGCCGCTAAAAGCCTTGGGGCTCCCTGTCGGCAAAATCGAAACTGTCTTCGGAAAGTCCTTAGACTACTCTCTCCTCACACCCTTGGGGGAAAAGAAAACTAAGATCTTCCCGCTGGTCTCTCCCAAGAAACTCGCTGCTACTCCAGGGCTTCTCTATCAAGTCGAAAGAATCTTTGATCAAGCCATCCAACGCGCGCTTGGTATCGAAATTGAACCTATCAAAATCGACTACCGTTACCCGCGTTCCCCTACCGAAGTCGCTGAGTTGATCACTGAAATCTTCTACTATCAGCGTGACGGAATCTCTCCGATGAAATGGAACATCTCGGTCGACACTGAGACAAACACACTGTATCCCTACGATCATCCAGACCCGCGAATGCTAATGATCTCGATCGGCTGGGACGAGGGGAAGGCCGCAACCATTCTGGTCGATCACCCGAGCGCAGGCTATTCCAAAGAGGAACGTGACCAAATCCTCGACAAAATTCGCTGGCTGTTGGAGAGCGGAAAACCGAAGGTCTTTCACAACTATAAGTACGATTTGAAGTTCCTGGAGATGCTCTACAAAATCAAGGTCTCCAACGTGAAGTGGGACTCTCTTCTCGGAGAGCATTTCCTGGACGAAGACAAGAAGGACATGTTCTCGCTGAAGAAGATCGGCCCGATCTATGCCCCCGCCTACCAAGCCTATGACGAAGAGCTAAAGCAGGAGCTCCGCAAGGAACGGGAAACCGGAGAAGTCTACACCGATCAGGATCTGTTCGACATGTACGTCGGAAACCAGTTCCCTGACAACCTCGATTCTGATGACGATGAAAAGTACGTCAAGTGGTGTACCCTCGGCGCGCATCTGCTCGAGCAGGCTACTATCAAAGAACGGATCAAGATCGTCAAGGGCCAAGAGCTCAAACTCGCCAAGTCCGCCCTCGCCCGTTCCAACAAGGCAATCAAGGCTCTCAAGACCGAGCTCCAACTCGACTCGCCGAAGAAAAAGAAAAAGGCCGGGGGCTTTGAGCACGTTCCACTCGAGACTCTCGTAAAATATGCCTCGGCCGACGCTGATGTTACCTGGCAAGTACTACGAGGGCAGATCGAGCGGATCAGTCGCGAAGGAACGATGAACAGCGGCGTGGGCGTCATGCGCGCACTCTACATCCCGGTTAGCCGGGTCATTGCCAAGATGGAATACTGTGGTTTCGCAGTTGACAAAGATTACATGAAAGTGCTGGAAAGGGAAGCTACCAGCCGAGCCAAGAACCTCACCAATGACCTAATTGGCTTGACCGGTGTCGACTTCAATCCAAATTCCCCGCCGCAGACCTTCAAGGTCATGTTTGAGAATTTGCAATTCACCGCTATTGCAGGGGTCTTCACTGAAAGCACCAACAAAAAGGCGATGGACGCCTTCGTCAAGCACTACGCGGCTGACGACCCGCGCGCCGAGTTCGCCGAGAAGCTGATCCAGTACCGAGAGGCCAAGCAGGTCCTGAAGACCATCAACAAAAGCATCAAGGGGAACCTGATGAGCGATGGACGCATTCATTGCTCGTTCCACCTACAAGGGACTACAACTGGACGTTTGTCCAGTACTGGTCCAAATATGCAGAATCTAAGTGGAGTTTCCGGACGCCGCTTACGGGTTGTCGATGGGGAAGAAGTCGTCCTCTACCCGGGCTACAACATCAAGAAGCTCTTCGTCCCTAGCAAGCCCGGGCACGTAATCGTCAACTGTGACATCTCGGGCGCCGAGCTCCGGGTGCTCACCGCCTACGCCCCAGACGCAGATCTCATCGCCGCACTCAACGAGGGCAAGGACATCCACAGTTTCGTCGCATCGAAAATCTACAAAATCGACTACGAGGAGATCAAGGCCAAGAAGAACACCGACATTGGCATGGCCAAGAAGAGAAAGATCGCCAAAACCTGTGTGTTCTGCACGGCCTACGGCGGCGGTCCCAAGAAAATCGGAGAGCAGGCCGAGATCCCTCTAGACGAAGCCAAACAAACCCAGGCATTTTTCTTCCAAAGCTTTCCAGGAATCCAGGACTATATCGATAAAATCAAAGAAGAGGTCAAGCGATACAAGAAGGTATCAACACTCTTCGGCCGTTATCGAAGATTCCCCAACCTGATACTCGATTATGACAACTCGCAGGCCTGGAACAGCGCTTATCGCGAGGCGATCAACTTCAAGATTCAAAGCACTTCAAGTGATCTTGTTTTGTCACAGCTCGTCGAGATCGACGAGAACATCGCCGAGATCGAAGGCGAGCTCCTGATCACCGTTCACGACTCTTATGTCTTGCAGGTCCCCGAGAAGAATATCGACAAACTCTACCCGTTCTTCGACAAGTACATTACTCAGCGCGTAGCCGAGAAATTTGCCTTCCTCCCAGTCAAGTTTGCTTACGATTTGGAGATAGGACCGAGCTACGGAGAAACCGAAGCACTCGAGAGACCTAAGGAAAGGGACCCCGAATGAACATGCTCACGCAGTCCGACCCGCAACTGAAGGTCTACTATCACGCGGCTTCTCTAGGAACCTTCGCAGGACAAGAAATCAGTGTGAATGGTGGTATAAGAATACACGTACGTCACCTGGCTTCCGTTTCCTTGCGGGATGATGGAACCGGATTCGAATTTACCCCGGTTATTTTTGTCAAGCAGGACATGATTCTTTACGCTACCGCGCTCCTAGGAGAAGTAGAAATGCCCGAGAACATGCGTGGCGATTACCTGTCTTATATACGTCGGCGCGAGAGCGCCCTACCCAACTAAAAGGAGAAGTCATGAAAGGGGAACTAGCAATCATGGACACCACCGGAGACACCAAGGTCATGTGGGACTCCGACAACAAGGACGAAGTAGAGACAGCCAAGGAGACTTTCACCCGCCTCAAGAAGAAAGGCTACATCGCCTATACCGTCAAGGGAAAAGGCGAGAAGGGCGAGATCATGAAGGAGTTCGACCCTAACGCAGAACGGATCGTTATGGTCCCCTTCCCTGTCGCAGGATGAGCCCATGTTTATCCCTAGTTTTATTCGAGGAAATTCGGCCACAGTTAGTACGGATTACGCGAATTCCCCGAACGTCTGGAGCTCTTGGAACAAAGACTACATTGACACAGTATCCTACCTGCATAGCAACCGCATCATCTGGAAAACTTGGAATTCGGATTACACCGAAGGATCTTCTGGGGTCTCGGACAGCACGAATTCATTTTTTCATATCGACCCAGGAACCGGATCGAGCACCACGGATATCCAAGTGTGGCAAGTATGGAACGTCCACCAGGAGGCCAGAGAATCGACCAGGAGGGCCTCGGCCGAGCAGCGGGAAGCCTGGCATCGGATGGAGCAGGAGCAGCGCCAGCAAGAAGAGGAGAATACTGCTCGCTGGGAGGCAGAGTGGAAGGCAAAGGCTGAAGAACGCCAGAAGAAAGAGGCCAAAGCCAAGCAACGAGCCGAAGAGCTACTCAGGTCGTGCCTGACCCCGCAGCAACAGGACGAGCTCGACCGGCTGAATCTGTTCCACCTAATCGTCGGTGACAAGAAATACCGAATCAAGAGAGGCCGGAGTCGGAACATCGAGCTCTTGGACGAATCCGGGAGGCCCGTCAAGAAGCTCTGTGCCCACCCAGGGGAATATGTTCCCGACGCTGACACCATGCTGGCCCAGAAGCTGATGCTGGAGACTGACGAAGAGGCGTTCCTGAAACTTGCCAACCACACCCCGGTTCACTACCCGCCTGAAGCGCCGACGGTTCGACCGAGCGAACAGGTTGCGAGGGCTGTCTAACCTATTCAATGGGAACCCTTCTCATCATCTTCGGGAGTGTCTTCTCCACAGCGGGTGATGTCATCCTCCGCTACTGGCTAGAGAGCAATAACCGGCTAACCTATGTCTGGGGATTGCTCTGCTACTTCATCAGTATGAACTGCTTGGCCTTGGCCTTCCGCTATAAGCCCATAGCTGTAGCTTCCGTGCTGTGCGTGGTCCTGAACATCGTCATGCTACTTCTCATCACCAAAGTGTTCTTTGGGGATCAACTCCACCCAGCACATTGGGCGGGGATTGGTCTGGGGCTACTTGCAATCGTTGTTCTGGAACTCGCCCAGTAGTTAGGCCACCTGCCACTCCGTATCCCGCAACTCGTAGAAGAACTCGACCTCACCCCGGACGATCTTCATGGCCAACCAGGCGTAGACCTGGGCGTGAAGACAATCGTCCGGGGCGGTCGGGGGATGAGTCCAGATCCGTCTCTCGGACAAACCACTTTGAATGCGTTCTTCGTAAACGTTCATGATATCTTGGATTGAGACAGCCATCTGTCGAACGTTCGGGTATATGACCTCGTGGTTTTTGAGAGCTAAAATGTAAGAATCGATCACCGCTGTCCGGTTCACCATGAATCGGTTCGCCTGTGGACTCCAACGAATCAACTTGATTCCCTGCCCTCCACCACCGTACTGACTCTGACCCACCCGGTGGGGGCCAAGAATATCGCGCAGCCGCGAATTGGCGATCGCCCCACCACCCGCATCACCCACCACGAACTTCACCCCGATCTGCGAACAGATCTCAGCGATCTCATCGACATTGGCCGAAGGGTTCTCTTCAGAAAATACCTTGAAAAACATAGTCTTATGCTTGAAGTCCTCGGTCAAGCCAAACACCCAGAGAACAGTCCGAGAGACGGCCCCTTTGGCATCTGACCCACCGCCCCAATCTACCCCAGCCACAATCGTTCGGATCCCTTGCTCAAGCCGGGGAGAGATCGGGAGTGCAACGAAGTATTCATTGTCACAAAGCGCGATCAAATCTTCTTGGGTAATGCAGCGAGAGCCGACTGCATCCGAGACCCCGAGCACCTCATTCTTGAACTTGGTCTCGGAATATATCTGCATCTTCTGTAGAATTCGCTTCCAGCGTTCAGGCACCTCATTATTTTTCGGCAAAATCGGTTGAGAGATATGAAACCCCTTAATGCTAGCCATGGGGTTGAAGTTGTACCACTTCCCCAACCTAGGGTTCAGGGCATGGTCACACTTGACGCACACGAGGCCACGCATCCCAATCGACCTCACTGAATCGACGAACTGCCAATTCCCACACCCCTCGCACTTCATGATCCATTCGCTCTGGGTGCTGTGCTTCCAGAGAAATTCGATCGTGTTGTCCATCGTCTTGGGGGTTCCAGCATAGGTGATAAAGCCATAGTCCGAGTTAGCCATACACTCCTTGACCACTGGAATGACTGCATCGTAGACAATGTCCTGAACCTCATCGATGAACTCTTGATCAGCTGAGATTCCACGAATACGATCTGGGTCGTCGTCGGCGTAGGACAAACTGATTTCGGAACCATTCCTCAGAATTTGCAACAGGACATTGTGTGTTCCTCGCCCATCATAGAAGTTGTCATAGATCATCGGAGAGTAGTAGATGATCTTGGACAAACGGGTATTCGAGAATTTTGAAGTTTGTTCTTTGGTCGGCGAGATGTAGAGCGTCTTGAAGTGCGGATGAACGATTGAGTTGGTAATGATCAAGTTTGCACAGCACGTACTTTTACTTACCTGACGCCCAGTTTTAAGAAGTATTTCGGGGTGTTGGATATCGTAAACATCGTAGAAGAAAGGATAGTCGCGCAATGAAAGCGTCTTACCGTCCACCGTAAGGACAGTTTCGGCAAGTTTGGACCGAGTAACCGAAGGTCGTATCTGTTGGTTAGCACTCATGTTTCCATAATCCAGTTTATCAAAAAATCGAATCTTGACAAGGAGAAGCCTCAAATGGCGGAGAAAAAAGAAAACAACGCGAAGAACTACTTCTGGGATAACTTGGGCGTCATCCCCTGCTCACTAGAGGAAGCCAAGCGGGTAGCCCTACTTTGCTTCGAATGCCACCATGTCCCAGTCTTCGTGTCCGAAACCGGTATCGGAAAGTCTCAAGCCGCTCGGCAGATCGCCGAATCACAGGGCTGGCGCGTGGTGTTCCTGTTCCTGGCCCACCTGGAGCCCGAGGACATCTCTGGCATCCCCTACCCGAACAACGGCTCAGGGACCTACGCCTTCCTGTGCGAGAACACCATCAAGAGCGTGATTGATAGCAACCAGCCGACGCTGCTGGTCCTGGACGAGTGGAACCGCGGCGAGAAGGCCGTGATGAACGCAGCCTTCACCATGATGGAAGACCGCCGGTTCGGCGGCTTCACCTTGCCCAAGCACGTTCGGATCATGGCCTGCATGAACCCCTCGGAAGAGAATTACCTGGTAAATGAGGCCGAGAAGGACCCGGCCTTCCGGCGCCGGCTTTGCTTCGTGGGCATCCAGCCCGACCCGATGGTCTGGCTCGGCTACGCCAAGGACAAGTTCCACCCCTTCGTGGTCGACTACATCCGCCGAGATCCCTCGGCGCTTGTCGATATCCAGGCCCGGGACGCAGGCAAGATTGCCTCGAACCCCGCCTCCTGGGAGAAGGTGAGTCAGACACTGCAGTGGATGGACACGAACAAGATGGACATCGCCAAGCACATCACCACCCTGAAGTACAAGATCGCTGGTCACATCGGCTTCGGTCAGACCGACAACTTCATGACCTGGCTCCGGGATCGCGAGTCTCTCATCGACCCCAGCCTGATCTTCAAGTACGACACAGTGCAGGGACGGGTGCATAAACTGATCGAAGACGGTCGGAATGATCGCCTCTCGGTCCTGATCGACGGTCTGTCACTGACCATGGTGGAGTCGGAGAAGCTGCCCGAGAAGAGCGAGCTCGATGGGTTCGTTCAGTTCATTCAGGATCTCCCGCTCGAGTTCGCCAAAGCGCTCTTCCAGAAACTCGATACGATGAGCGTCGATGGTCACCAAGGCTACGCGGCCAGACTCTCGATCGCCATGCAGGGACACTCGGACACGGTCAAGATCACCCGATCGATCTTCGGGACGGCTGAGAAGATTGAGAAGAAGTTCAAGGAGGCCTCTGCATGAATCTCGACGAATTCTATGATGGGATCGAAACCAAAACCACACGGGAGATCTGCGAATTCGCAGTCGCTTTGGTCCGAACAGAACTGATTCCGAATCCCGACGAGCTAGCTCGGCTTATTCGAGGGCTGAGCCTGCTCCCTATCCCTAGGGCCAGAGCCTTCTTCAAGTGTGTCGATATGTGGTCCACAGCAGGGCAGAAAGAAACCGAAGGAAAGTCCTACGCCCAAAAGCTCGCTTTGGCCCTCTACGATACACTGAATGCCGTTTCCTTTCTGCAGAAACTGTTCACAGAAGTCACTGCAGAACCGATCAAGCAGGACCTGTGGGATTTCTGGCATCCACAGTGGATGGTCGAACGGGTGTGCTTTCCAGCCGCCTGTACGGATAAATTCCTCAACCTGCTCCTCATGCAAACGGGAGGGGAGATCCTCTCCTATTTCCAAGAGATCGATCGACTGGTCAAGCTGGACCCCCGGGAGGAAGTAAAAGACTACCCCCAGCGACTGGCTGCCGCACTCCGAAATCGAGTCGACTACGACCAGACCCGACAGATCCGAAAGAAACTACTCTCGATCTTACTGCCGATGGAATCTACGTTAGGCTGGCTATTTCTCTATGAAGGGCTTCCGCCTGCTCCCCCACATACAGATGGATAGCGGCCAGCTTCCCCAGCTGGACGTCTACAGGTGACTCCGCCAAGGAAAGCTCTTCGAGCTTCTCCTTGTTGACCGTTGCCCAGGCGTCGGAAACCGCCTGGGCAACGGTCGTTTCTCGATTGAACTTATCGAGCTCTTCCTGAGCAAAGACTAGTAACTCTGGGGCCAGAACCAACCCAGCGCGGTGGCAAGATAGGGCCGCGTATTTGATCGGTTCGTAGTCATACGCCTGGTCTCGGCCCGTATGGCGAGCCAAGATCTCGAAGAGAAAGACCGCCCAGGACAGTTCGGCTGGGGTAGCTTCTTGAACAGTATCGGGTGTGGACATCTCATGATTGAATGCCTTGCTGGCATTCTCAAAGATGAGTGCATCCCAATGAAACGAGTCAGTGTGGACAGCCGTGATGAACGCCGAGATCTTGTCCCGATTGACCAGGGGCAAATCGATCTGGTGCTCATGGAACAACTCGAGCCAAATCGACTCTGGTTCCCAAACCAGAAAAGAGTTCGCCTGGAACAACTGAACCAATGAAAAATACAACCCAAGTGGCGAAGTCTTCTCATCTTTCAAGTATTCTTTGGCCTTGTCTGGAGCACTCTTGAAATCCTTCTCTTCGTAGAAGGTCATCGCATGGAGAGCGGTCCGGAACAAGACAGGCAGCGCGACTTTGAGGTCGATCGACACTCAGACCCCCAGTTGGGCCAGAAAGGTGTTCAAGAGGTCCCGCGGCATGGTCGGCAATACGATCATGACCTTCTCAGGATCGATCCCGCCCGCGCCATCCCCGATGTCCTCCAGGATCTCTGGCCCGAAGGCGTCAGCATAGGCCTGGGGGTCAGTCCCAAAGAGAGTCTCGACCGGCACTGGCCGTCCGGCGAGCTCGATCGTCTCAGCCGCCATTTTTTCCGTATTGAAAACGGATTCGAGAGGATTCAGCAGCTTCTTCCCGTAGAGCTGGGGAAAACCCGCGGCTTCGTCCAATTCTTGGATCACCCCGGAGATCTTGATCAGCTCGTCCCGATCGGTGATGAATGGGGCTTCTTGCTCTAATACCTCGGAAAGCTTTGTGAATCCAAACCCAATGTCCGCGTCCTGGGCCACATGAGCCCGCGCGTCCAGCCAATCCCGGAGGACCTGGGTCTCGCAGACGGTCATTCCAGCGAGCTTCAGCATCAGACTCGGTACGCGAGTATTGTGAAGCACCGCGTGCTTCACAAGATTCATGGCCGCTGTGGCCTGGTCCTCAACACTGAGTCGACGCTGGTTTCGCTCGAGGGCCTCTGAAGCAAGCTGAAGATCCTCGGCGGTCTTCACCGAAAAGCGTTTGATTTGTGGTAAAAGGTAGCAAGAATCGTCCTCGACAGAGGCTACTTTTTCCTGCTGGAGTGGAAACTCGACGCCATAGATCGAAAGCGCCTTGTCGCAGTTGGCGACAACGCCATCTGGCAGGCTCGCCTGCTTAGCCATGTACAGCCGAGACAACGCTGCCTGGTCCGGAGAGTCGATGGGAAACATGCGCCGCTCGGGCCACGCAAATGCGTACTCGGGCCGCCTCTCATTTTCCACTGGATCTAGTTCCGCATTTTTGATGAAACCATCGATAGCCGGGAAGTCCTGAAGGCAAGCGTTGAGCATCTGGTAGCCATGGTCTGAAAATTGGTCAATGAACGCAGTCACAACAGGCCTCCTTTGGAAAGTCCGAAGGAATAATAGCCTAATACGAAAGGAGAATCAAATGGTCGAACCCGTCAAGGAACCCGTCAAGGTCTCATTGTCCGACATCCTCTGCCATCTGTCCAATCAGGGGAACTTCATGTTTTTCTCCAAGGTTGTCTCCTCGCTCCCAATCCTACGAACCAAGAGCGTACCAATCATCGGAGTGACCCTGACACCCAATGGCTACATGCTCTTAGTGAACGAAGAGGGGATTGACCAAATCCCGTCGCTAGAGTTTCTGATCATGCTGATCGAGCACGAGGTCCACCACATCGTGCTCGAACACCAGACTCGCGCGCTACGGAAATACCGGAGCATTAGTAACGAAGAGGAGAAGTTCTACGCCAAGCAGATCGTTCCGATTACCATGGACCTCGCAGTCAACGACCTGATGAAAAATTACTCGAAGCACTCTGGTCAGATGTACGACGACAAACTGGGCGGAGTCATTCCTGGGAAAGAACCCTACAAAGATCTCCCCCGGAACAAGTCGTTCGAGCAGTATTACGACCTTGTCGCGGTTATGGCCTCTGACGAGAAAAGCAAAGTCAGAAAGCAACTCGACGAACTACATAAGGTCGACGATCAGCTCAAGGGGAAATCCACTGAGTTCAAAGAAGGCTTCATCGCCGGGTATCGGGATCGCTGCATCGAGAACATCAAAGAGGAGAAAAAGTCATGACCGACATTGTTATCCCCGCCTCCAACACCAACGCTTCGTTCTCTGAGGGCAGCATCACCCTCAACGACATGGCCGAAGGCTACGCTATCGGCCGTCACTACGCCGATATGTCCGGCACAGGATCCGGAAACATAGGCCCCTTATTCAACCACTTTTTCGATGACAAGTTCGAAGAACTGGAAAAGATGGAAACCGACGAAGCCAATCTACTCATCAACCAGGCCGAAGCCCAGATCAAGGAGACCGTCATCCGCGCGGTGCAGGAAACCTTGAAGAGCCGTGGAAACATCCCGAGTCACCTGGAGAGCCTGATCGAGAACTTCACCAAGTCCTCGGTGAACTGGCTCGCCATCTTGCGAAACGCTGTGATCAATGCGATTCGTACAAACCGCAAGCGATCGATGAGAAGACCAAATCGAAGAGGATTCGGGATCCCAAATGGATTTCACTTCCCTGGGTCGGTGAAGGACAAAAGCTTCGAAGTAGCGTTCCTCATTGATACTTCAGGGTCGATGGGCGAAGAAGAGCTCAGCCAGGCAATCGGCGAACTCGAGAAACTTCGCAAAGTGAATAAAGGCATGAAAATCACTATCGTCGAAGCCGACGTTACTATTCACAAAGAGTACAAACTCGAGCTTGGTCAGGAAGTCCAACGAAACATGCTGGGTCGCGGGGGCACCGACTTCAACTTAGCCCTGGCAAGAGCTAAAGAGTTGAACCCAGGAATCTGCTTCTACTTCACCGACGGTCACGGTGGGGGAGTTCAGATTGAAAACCGGGTGAAGTGCCCATTTTACTGGATCGTTACTCCCAACGGTGCGACCCCAGACCCCTGGGGTAAGTGCATCTTCACCAAGCCTGGAGGGGCCAATGTCAAAAAGCGTTGGTAACCCGATCGCCTTCAAGATGGAGATCAAGGACACTGACGTGTCAGGCGGGCATGCCGTAGGAAAGAAAGTCTATTTCTTTCCCATAGAGCTCGAACCCGAGCTCCCCCGCATTTTTCGCGCAGCAATCGTCCACCCTCATCCATCGATCTATGAAGAGGACTTCGCCAAGTCGTTCGTCAATTTGAACAAGGTCCACTTCCGCGAGCTGCGCAGTCTACCCATGAATCGCGGCGGCGAATACGAACTAATCGGCAAAATCGGTTTCCCTTCTCCATCTTCTAAGACGAACAGGAGTGAATTCACCCAGAAAGCGAAAGAACACTTTCGCCAAAACTATGCGAATTACGTCTCTGTTGTTCCATTGCTCGTCTCGCAAAAAACGAGAAAGGAAAGATCCGATCCGGTTTTTGGACTTCTCCCCGAGAAAGCTTACGAATCAACTCAGCTTGCTTCCCCGCCGTACTATCGGCAGATGCGCCGAATGGTCAGAACCCACGCTTACCTCATCTACAAGGGGCAAGTTCATAAGCCCATCTGCTCGGCCTGCGCGTTCATCACCAAAGGAATCGCGGGTGATTGTCACCCATTGGACAAACTCTGTCGGGATCGTATGAGCATCCCCGGCTTGAGCCTCGCTGAAGAAGTAAAAAAGAACACAGACAAATATGTGCAAGACTTCGAAGGAGACTCTCATGACTACCTACTATCAGAGTCGACTGAGTGCGCTGGAGTTTCAGACGCGCTTGAGGTACCCGGAACTGCCGCTAGCAATCGACGACACGACGCTCTCGTACCACCTGGGGATGAACAATTGGGCGATGTGGTGGTTAGTCCGATCCCGGAACGAGCAATACCGGATCTTTCGGATCCCCAAACCTAACGGTAAGTGGCGCCATATCCAGTGCCCCAAAAATCGTATGAAGTTCGCCCAGAGATCGATTCTTCTCAATATTCTTGAGAAAATACCGATGGGCTCTCATATCGGCGCCTATGTCCCCGGACGCGCGTGTTCCTTCACCGCTGCCCAGCACGTTGGAAGAAAGATCATCATCAGCATGGACCTCAAAGACTTCTTTCCCAGCGTGAAACAATCGATGATCCGCAACTACTTTCACGAAATCGGCTACAACCAGCAGGTCTCCGGGCTGCTCGCCGCATTGCTGACGTACGAGAACTACGTCCCACAGGGCGCGTCCAGCTCCGGATACATTGCCAATGTCATCGCCGACTATCGGTTCGATCGAGAGATACTCGCCGAACTCAGCGATCTCGACCCCAACTGGGTCTACACCCGGTACTCTGACGACCTCGACATCAGTCACCCCGAAGTACAAACCCAAGAGACGACCAGAAAGATTATTGGACTGGTGACCAGAATCGTACAGAGCGCTGGATTCAAAGTTCACTACAAAAAAACCCACCGGGAACATTACTTCCAGAGGCAGAAAGTTCTTGGAATGGTGGTCAACGAAAAGACCAACATCCCCATCGAAGAGTACCTGCGAGTTCGCGGAATTCTACACGACGTCCTGTGCTACGGGGAAGATTTCCCTTATCACGCCGAAGGTCAACCCATCACCCTACCTGCTCTTATGACCAAACTCTTCGGCAAGATCAACTACTTCAAACAGATCAACCCGATCAAGGCAACCAAGCTTCTTCGGCTGTACGAGGCTGCCGACGCATCTCTGGAGAAGAAAGATGCCAATCTTTGTATTCCCAGTAGCACTGGAAATCCGTCTTGACGACAACCGATCCTACGATAACTCAGAGCTCCGGGGACTCGGATTCTCCGGGATCCACGACTTTGAAGCACAACTCCCACAGCTGATCCCACTTGCTACCTCTTACGGATTAGGACGATTCTTCACCTACTACTCTAGCAAAGGGCTAGTCATTGCGACCTCCCGGCCGCACTACGACGATGAGCGCAATGCCAACTGGCAGTTCAAAAAGACCTGGTTTCAAAACGAAAAGAGATACCTGACCCGGAACGAGATTCTAGAAAACTGCCCTAGCCTGTCAAAGTTCAACGGTTGCCAAACCTGCCAGTTTCACCTGGGCAGCTTGCCATGCTTCTCAAAATCGCTCACCACCACACTCAAGCCCTCAGAGAGCTCGGACTCCAACTTCCTTCGTTACGACGATTTGCCCAAGCACCATCATCATCGTTACGAATCGCGAGCAATCAGACGAACCAAGCCAGTGCAAGGGCAACCTGACATGTTCTGGGTCCCTACAACTCACATCGAGCAATATCGCCGAAGACGCAGTATCCCTTACGGAGTCGCGCACATCAACATGCCCGATATCATAGAACATAGGATAAAAGCAGCGAGTGCGGCTGCTCAAGAAGGACATAAGACCAGAAAGAAGCTCGAGCATTGCGGTGAGTGCTACTTTGTCCATTATTGCACAAAGCGCTGGACGATTTCTCGATGCGGAGGTCCACACACGAAAGAAGACATTCTTGAGCGAGCGATGTCCAAGGTCCGCACAGTTTGCCAACGACGTGGGCTCAGTCTGGAAGATCTAAAGTTCTTCATCAACGTGGGTGGTCACGAGGTTTTCTCTCAAGGATTCCTACTGATCTTTCGTGGACTGTCCGCGGACTTTCAACAAGCCACATTCCATTCCAAACGAGGAAGGTATTTTTGCAATGTCAACTTCGACGTAGCCAAAACTTGGCTAAAAGCCCGCTACTGGTATCGGGGACACTACACTCGTAATACCGACCATATCATCCAGCACGAGATCACGAACGAAACTCTTGGGTCCTATCTAGAGCTCTGTAGTTACCATCGGTTCAAGACCGGCGACGGATGGTCCCCGTACTCAGCGATTGACTCCATCTGCGCGGATTCCGCCGGATTGAGGATCTCATTCTTCAGCCGTAACTGCGATAACTTCGTCCGCAGCTACGCCACGTTGTTCAACAAATTGCCCAGGATGATCTCAACGATCGACTGGTAGGTTAGGGTTGGGCAGGGAGAGGTGGGTCCGGACTCCAATCCGGGCACACCTCTTTCACTGTATCATAAGCAGTGATCACAGCATCGTAAGCCACATTCACCGCGGCTGTCGCGTCCAGTTGAATCTTTTTCTTTTCATTGACCTCGACTTGCGCGGCATCCCGTGCAGGTTCCTTCTCGCCTTGAATGATTGATTGGGTGGCTATCGACACCCCATCGCAGTAAGCCAACCCACTCGCGATCTGGCCGCTCGCGATCTCGGCCTCATTCAATATCCCAACAAACGACACTTTGGCGGCCTTGAGCGCTTCGTAGATCGAGTAGTAGGGAACCGGTGTGAACTTGCTCACGGTCTGGATTGTACCGGCCCCCACCGACCCAGGCACAGGAGGAACCAAAACCGTCTGGTTTGCCGAAAAGGTCCCGACCTCGTTAGTGACCCACCACTCCTTGGTTGAATCCTGATAGTAATGGAGCACACCTGTTGCCCCACCAGAAGAGGTCACCGTTTTTCCAATTGAACTTGGTCCAGGAGACGTATACGCCTCAGCCGAATTCATCGTCAATCGGACCAAATAGCTACCACTGTTGGGAGCAAGAATGATTTGATCAAGCGCCGACAGGAACGTATTGATCGACGAGACGATATTGCTCCCATCATCGTAAAGGCCGTCGAATTTCGTATTCGCAAACGAAAACTGGTTATAGATACCCGCTTCACCGCCCCCGCCATGAATCAGATTATACTGCGCGGTCCAGTTCGAGAGCTCGGAGTTGGCCGAGGACAACGCAGTCGTCGCGTCAGTGTAATCTTCTGTCGCTGTAGCGAGATCAGTCACTGCCGTGTCATATGCAGCCACTGCAGTTACATAGTCAGCTTTGACCTCTTCGATGTACGTCGGGTCCCCAGTCGGGAAAGTATAGTCTCGCCCACCAGGATACTCTTCGTGGGTATCAAACGATGCCTGGTAAGTCTCCCAGTCCGTAGCCAGCGTGTTGACCCGATCAGAGAGGATCCGCACAGCCTGATCGGCGACTTCAATCTCGGTATAGGCCAGCGTCACCGTTGACGAGAGCCAGTACTCCGCATGCAACCGATTGGCCTCATCCCGATCAGCCTCGTAGGTCGTGATGTCCGCGACGTTCGCGACCCTCTGGAATTCATCGTCCAGAGAGTTCCGGCTATCGAGAATCTTGTGGACGAAGATCCCTGTGTGCGGAAGGTCCCCCTTGCCCGTGCAAGTAACAAAGATCTCGAACGTCTGCACGCCACCGACGTACTTGACGGTACGTACTTCGTTAATTTGGATGTTCGCCATTCGGGACCTCGGTTACGACTGGCTGATGTCACCGTTGTAGATGGTCTTGGGGAATGGATCCGTGCCCACGTAGTTCTCCCAATCAGTGACTACGAACTGGGTCTTTTCCTGTTGGACATCCGCTGCAGCGGTCAGATCTTCCAAGTTGGTGAAGTAGGTGACCCACGAACTGACCCGATAATAAAAACCGACCTCAGTTGTTTCTCGATCGATCCCGTACCGATTGATGTCCCCGACCGTGCAGATGTGCTTGTACTCGTCGTCTTCTTCGTCCGCTGTCTTCTTCCAAATGAGGATCAACTCTTTCTTGAAGGCCGGCAGCGGATCCGGATCTGGGTAGGGCGGAGTGCCCGGATAGAAGAAAGTGGTCGTCAGCTTGTAATCGAACCCTTCGGGATCTTCGGGATCGGTCAGATCGCGTTCCTGAACTAGGTGGATCGAAGTCGACATGGGGTCCCTTTCATCTTGTCGGACGTGTCCAGACTCGCTATACTCGTCTAAGATATGATAGGACAAGAGGAAAATCAAAGCAAGCCCGTGATTCGGGTGGTGGGGCTCGACCTATCACGTACCTGTACGGGCGTGTGTCTTCTCACCGAAACAACCTGTGACGCTTTCACTATCCGTCCCCACGACTTACAAGGGATGGCAAAACTCCAATGCCTCCGCGATGCCCTATTCGAAAAAATAGACGCCTTCCAGCCGACCCTCGCGATCATCGAAGGGTACTCCTACGGATCCCAGAACAAGGCCTTCAAGATCGGAGAATACGCCGGGATCATCAAACTCGGGCTCTATGATCGAAATATTCGAACGCTCATTGTCCCCCCAACCCGGGTAAAGCAATTCACCGCAGGAAAAGGAGATGCAAGTAAGGACGAAGTCCGTAAGGCAATCCAAGCCCACTACGGCTGGACCATCAAGAGCCTTGACGCCGCGGATGCCACCGCATGCGCTCTGTTGGGACGAACTTCAATGCTGCGAAGTTCGCCCTACCGATCAGAACTAGAAGTAATCCGCAAACTTGAAAATCCGAAAAAAACTTGTACTAGAATACCAAAACCTGCGATAAATCTATAAACGGAGGACGGCATGAGCTTCAACTGCGTAAAGTGCAAGCAGCTATTTGAGCAAGATGGTCTCGAAGTCGCCGTGCATCAAGAGGAAATCGGACGGATATGTCCCGAATGTTTATCGGGCTCAAGTAGGATCTCGATCCTCGTGACACGCGATCAGGCCGGGAAGCCATTTGCTATCGCTTGCGTTGACATCGATAAGACCGAAAAATAAACAAAGACGTGGTAAAAGAGCATGGAAACTTCGTCCGAAGTCCGTCTTGGACTGACAAAACCCTTCATCCGCCTCGCTTACTATTACCTTACCAAAGGATTCGGCACCTACCCGCATTCGACTGGAAATGAGCTTTACGACGTTGTAGATGTCACGCCTCTCTACGATTGGCGATCGAATCCGGAAAACGAAGAAGAATCCGGTGCTGGGATCCGTGTGACCTTTTATTACCAAGGACATAAAGTCCGTTGGGTAGAATTTGCCATCCGCTACGGCGGTGGCGGTGGAAAGCCCACGATCTTCTTGCAGCCAAACTGACCGACAACGATTGATCATCGAGACCTGATCAAATCTGCAGTCAACCTGTAACCCTAACAAACCCTCTTGAAGGAGGAAACGTGAACAAGCTGTTGCTTGGGTTGGCGACGTACATCATGCAGAAAACAGTCAATGGTTGCTTCACAGAGAAGACTAGCAGAGTGCCTCTATGGCTCAAGGAGGTGGAACCTATTTCGGATTCGTGGAAAGGACCGCTGGACGAGTTTCGACAAAGCATCGCTGCTAAACGCGCCTGGGAGCGCATCGAGCAGCGACTTGAAGAACTTGAACAGCGGATTCCGGTAACGGCTGAAGTAGTTTCCTAGTGGGCCCAAGGGAAGTGCCCGGTGGTCGCAACCGGGCACTTCCCTTTCTCTAGCCCTTGGCACGAAGCAGCCAACCTGACGTGAAGGCTACAACAGCAATCATTAGACCAGAGCTAATGATCCAGGACAAGTTATTTCGAATCGTCTTTTTCGAAAGGTCAGTATTCTGCTTTTCAAGATTGACGATTTCGAGATTTTTTTTACCAAGTAAATCCTGTAGCGTTTTAGTGGAGCTAGCCTGCTCGTTCGAAGCATCCACCAATCGACCCAGAGAATCGAGCAAAGCGGTCTTATCTGTTTCACAAGCAACAAGTTTCTTCCCACGATACCGAAGTTCTAGATCGATCTGAACAAGGATCTTCACGTTTTCGAAACCATAGCAAGCGTACTCGACGCCCTCTATTTTTTTTACCTCCCAGCGAGGAAGCATAAGTTCCTGAGCTCCCAGAACCCGAGGGATAAACAGAAACAGAAGAACAAGTGCAATCGTTCTCATTTCTTCTGGGCCTCTTCTCGAGAAGAATTCAAGAGACGCTCGAGCTCCGCGAAGCTCTTGGCCTTCAGAACCTGATCGGTCTGTTCTTTTACGTCCTGCTCAATCAGCACGAGCTTCTCGTCCCGTTCCCGGATCGAGCTCCGCAAATAAGACAGTTCGACTTTTAGCTGGGTGATTCTCTTTTGGTCATCTTCCACCCGAGCCAAAGCTTGGGCCTCTTCGAGCTGAGTTCGGCGTTTGAGCTCAACGGCCTGCAGGAGCTTGAGCTCGTTTCGCAGTGCCGAAGCTTTTCGATAGAGAAAGATCAGAAGAAGCCCAGAGAGGGCGGCAAGGAACCAGAGCCAGGATTTTTTCAAAAATGTGATCATGGATTATAATAAGGCCCATTAACATGCAACGACCTATTCCGCAACGAATTGCCATGTGTGTCGAGAATGGCGGCATTTACATAAACGTCACAGTAATAAAAAGTAATATTTCCATGCGTTGTCCCGTGAGAACATGTTTCCCCAGCATGGTGTTGTACCTCATAAAACTCTACATACGGATCTAAATCAGGATAGATTTTTACAATAGTATTTCCTGGTACAGCTACTACTGCAATAATTGGTATCGTAATTTCTTTATCGGCATGGGAATCGGCATACGTAACTGTGTATTTCATACTATAGTATGCAGGATTTTCTAGATACGTTGTACTCATCTCGTGTGTAAATGTTACTGACCAAAAATCTTCATCAAAATCATAGCCAAGAACAGACGCAGCCGGGAAGGTGCCACAAGTAAAGGATCGTATGACTTCAAGAATTGGATTATCGTTTGTATCAAGAATCCCATGCCCGGCAAGAGCCGTTACATTGACTTGTAGACCCTCAGGGTCAGTAATATCAGAACAAGTAAGAGTAATCTGCTGGATAGGCGGAGTCGGGTTGTACGAAGTAGATACGATTGGCCAAGTTGTAAGACCATACTTCACTGTATAGTGAGTTGGTTCGCCAAAATCAGTATTTCCATTCATCGCTACCGGGTAATTCAACACAATTTGGCGTAATAGATCATTTTGTCCCGCAGAAGAAGGAGCTGGAAATGCTGCACAAGTGAACGACCTAATTACTTCTTTAATGGGATTCCCGTATTGATCGAGAATTGTATGCCCTGCATAGGCCTTTGCATAGATAGTCTGTCCACTAGGAGCACTTCCCGCAGATGGATTACAGCAAAGTCGCACCTGAGTCGTGCTTACAAACTCCAATGAGTCAATTGTCCATGTAGTAGGTCCGGGCCCATACTGAACCAAATAGTGATCTTTGTTTCTGTAATGCGCATTATCAGTCATAGTTGGAAAATTCAAAAGAATATTGCGCAATCTTGATTCTTGCCCAGATGACGTTAAAGCCGGATACGAACTAGAGGATACCCCTTGCCAATATTGATCAGATTGGAGCGGATTTCCATTCGTGTCTTGAATCTGATGCCCAGACAAAAGACCAAATCGTACCGCTGTTCCACCTGTCAGTGGGGGTTCGTGCAGACATCCTTCAAGTTGAATCACTGATGGGCTACCCCCCACCCACTGCATGACGGTAA